TTCAACATAATTTGACCTTTCAGGAACAGAAAATAAGCTATCATACTTATAAAAATCTCCTGATTGATTAATTATATTAATTTTAGCTCCGCATCCAAAAATCTGGTAATCAAATTCCTTACTTGGATAAGAAATAAGAAGAGGATTTTCATCAAGAAGTAACTTTTCAGCTGTTCCTGCAAATCCATCTTGCTTAATATAAATATCAATTCGGTCTTGATTAACGTTATCATTAAAAGACCCGTAATATATTGTGTTAAAAGCCATTAGAAATAAATATTTTTTCTATTATAATCATCTAAAATACCAACTAATTGATTTTGCTCTATTATAAATCTAACTTCTCTTGGACCAGCAACATCTGAAATCATAGCTTTAAGTTTATCTAAAGGGGCAATAACTTCAGGATTACTTCTTGCACCGGCATATTCACCCACAGTTGCTAAAGTTTCACCATAAGCAAGACCCCCTTTTGCAAGAGGTTGAGATTTTATTGTTGCAATTTGAGCTGCAGTTGTTGCTGCAATTAAAACTGCTGAAATTGCTCCTCCTATAGGTCCTAAATCTGCGAATGCCTTTATAATAGCTTGAGCACCATTGATAATGGACATAACGATTGCCATTGTTTTTTGTTTTTTAGCATATCGTTTACGTATCTCTTCTTTTTTCTGTTCATTATCACCAGCAGCAGCAAGTTCTCTATTCATTGCAGCTTCCTGAAATCCAGAAAGAGCTTCTATTGCCATACTTGCAAAATCAAGTCCTTGTTGAACATTCTGAGTTTTTCTTTCTAATTCTGCATCATCAAGTTGTTTTTTGTAATCAGCAAATTCTGCTTCACTTAATTTAGCTTGCTCTTTATAATCGTTAAGAATTTTTAATTTTTCATCATAAGTTTTCTTTTCATCCTCTACAGCTTGACTAATAAGTTTTTCAGCATTAGATTTACTTTCATCTTCTTTCATTTTTTGATATTCAGCACTAAGAACGCCAAGCTTAGCATAATAGTTTTCCCAAATGGCAGCTTGTTCTTCAGCATTAGAAGCAGCTCTTAATAAATCATTACGGTCAAATTCAAGTTTCTTTTCTTCAGCAGCTTGAGCATCAGCAATTGAAAGAATAGCAGTTTCCTCATTAAGTTTTCTTATTCTATCTGCAGTTTGTTGAGCAGCTTTCTGTTTTTCAAGTTCTTCTTTTTGTACTTGTTCAGCAATTTGAGCATTTAAATTAGCTTCTTGTTTTAAAAATCTTTCTCTTTCTTTAGCATTCTGAGCTCTTATCTCGTCAATTCTTGCCTGTGCTTCTGCTATTTTTAATCTTGTTTCATCACTTGTATCTCCTTCTGCAGCAGCTTTAGCTTTAATAAGATTAAGTTCCATTTGAGCATATTCTACTTGTCTCTGAGCAATAGCATCCTGTTCTCTTAAGATTTTATTTATAAGTTCTGCTCTTGCTGCTCTTTCTGCTTCATTTTTAGTACCCATTGCAGCAAGTTTTTCTCTATCATCTCCTAATTGACGTTCCATGGAAGCAAGTTCGATAGTGTTCTTAATTTTTTGGTCCATAAGAGCATCTTCCATTTTTGCAATATTTTGTCCTTGCTTAGCATTAGCAGCTATTTCATCTCCTATTTTCTTTAGATTTTCAGGAGTTATACCAGTTGCTATTTGTACTGCTGCTTCACCCATATCAATGAGACCTTTTTTCATCTCATCAAAATATTTCTTACTTTCTTCTCTTTTATCTTTGCTAAATATACCTGCAATGGCTAAACCAACACCAATAGCGCCATTCTTTATAACCTCCCAACCTGCTACGAAGAGGTCTACAACACCTTGAAATCTGTTTATAAGATTTTGTTTTATAACTTCCCACAACTCTTTTATTGCAGTTTTAGGGTCTTCAAATACTTTGACAAGCCATTCCCCAACTTTGATTAATTGTTTTAAAAAGAAATCAAGAATACCTTTTAAATATCCTAACATTTCAGCCATTTTATCTCCTGCATCTCCACTTCTTTTAAAGGCAGCCACTAAACCACCTATAGCAACAGCAACTGCTGTTATAATGGCACCAATTCCTGTAGAAATAAATGCGGCAGAAAAACCTTTTATACCTGTTGTAAGTCCTTTAAAAGTATCTAAACCAGCTTTCAAAAAACCAGTCATACCTCCGCTCATTATATTTAATGAGTTTTGAACTTCCCCAGCACCAGTTTTTAAGGATTTAGATAAATTAGTTCCTAAAGTTGAAGCATTTTTTTGAAAAGTAGCAACTTTTTTAGATGCCTGGTCTAATTGTGAATTTAGGTCTCCAGCGTTAACACCTAAACGTATGAGAATATCCGCTAATAAAGCCATTGGATTAATTTATTTTCTTTATATTTATTCAAACAAAAAAGGACCTTAATTCTGAGGTCCTTTGAGTTTTTTGTTTATAAAATTTTGCATTGCTGCAAAATCTTCATCAGTAATAACTTGTTTTGGCTCCTCATTTTCTATATCAAATCCAAATGGCAAGAATTCTTTCTTAAATGAGGAATAAGAAACTTTCCTTTTATGAGAAGGAGTCATTAAGTAATTGAAATAAATCTGAGTTCGAGTTTGCTCCCAAGTTAATTGTGCTTCTTGTGCTTTATTTTCATAATAAGCTTTAAGTGCATAATCAATTTCTATAGGTGTACTGTCCCAGAAATCACGAAGAGGCATGTGCAAATAAGCTACGCACATGCCTCCAAGTTCTTCAATACTTATTTTTTTTTAGAATCCTTAGCGGAAGGTCCAGCTAATGGGAAGAAATTCATCAGAATTTCGTTAAATTCTAACATAGATTCATCAAGAACAAATTCCATATCTTCTCTTTTAAGAAGAAAATCCTTTCCCTCTGCTTTGTGACCTGCTACAAGACCATACCAAAGTAATACTTCAAGAAGAGATACATCTGTATCAATTGCATCAAGGTCTTTTCCGGTTTCCTCCGTGAATTTCTTTATACAATAATAGGAAATTCTTACAGGAAGTTCTTGACCCTGGTAAGAAATAGTTTGAACTGTTGTCATTTATTTTATGATTAAGTAGTTGTCAATACAGATAAAGGACCTGAACCAGTTATTTCAAATGAGTAAGTAACAGCTGCTCCAACCCCACCTTCCATAGAAAGTGATGTAAAGTAGCCAACTCCGCTGAAATATTTGTTTGCACTAACATCTGGAACAATAGAAACTGCAACAGAAGAGTCAGTGGTTAAAAGTTTATCAGCCATTTCAAATAAACCGTATCCTGATTGTCCTACAGTTCTGAAAACCATACCTGAACCACTTGCAGACCAACTATAAAGGTCGGGAACAGATTCTTTTGCACCTGAACTGTCAAGACAAGCGATTTCAATCATATCTTTGGAAATTGATAAGCTAAAATCTGTTGCGCAAGAAACAGTAGAAGCATCAATAACTACGGACATTAGTTTGGAAAATAGAGGTGTTGCCATCTTATTAATTAATTAATTTTAGTTTTCTTTTTATTATATATTCATCGAGAATGGATAGAAAGACTGACTTTTAATCTATCCTCGCATTTTCTTGTTGACTCACTAAGGAGTTCTGTTTTATATTCTGCAGTTGCTGTATCTAATTTATCACTTCCACCAGCTCTTAAAATAGCTTCAGCCATAAGCATATCATCTACCCTTGTTTTAATATTGGGCATCCTGTTATATATCTTTGGATGTATAAATGTTGAAACTTCTATAATTTCCATGATTAGATACTTAAAACAACAAAATTTAGAGTATTAATATAGATATTCTTATCTAAATCTAAAGAAGGAGACCAGTTTGAGAAAGAAATATCTTGAATATTACCAGAGCTATTAGAATTTAAATAATCTATAACTCTATTTGTAATTCTTTCCAAAACTATAGAATCTGTAGATAAAATCTTTAAAACAAGATTAAATCTTGAAAAAGAAGGAGTTCCATTTAAACAAGTAAGCTGTTCATTATTATTAAATGAATAAACTATCCAATTTTTTTCAACAGAGAAGTTTTCTGGGAGATTTTCCCAATAAATTCCTCCATTTACATCAGCATTTATTGATGCATCTGCTATAATTAAAGTTCTAAAATCTGTACTGAAACTCATTTCTTAAGTCTTTTTAATCTTTTTTCGAGGTTTTTATTTACCTCTTCAGCAAAATTGTTTGTAAATGTATCTATAACTGCTTGTGTATTTTCAGTAATTACTGGTATAGCTGATGGTCGAGGGGTAATTCTTCCTCTTCCTTTTCTTTCTTTTGTTCCTTTTTCTACAAATCTAATCCAAAAAACATCTGAACTTACACCAGCCTGAAAGGTTAAACCAGATTTGTCTTTTCTGTATTGTTCAACTTTTATATTCTTTTTTGTTTTTGCAGAATATGGAACTGCAGCTTTTAATGGTTGGATTATATTTTCTTGAAGAACATTTCTTTCTACAGCTTTTACAATATTAACTATATTTTTAGTCCCTAAAGATTGAATAGCTTCTATAACTTTATCAGCTCCTTCAACAGCAACCTGTTTTTGATTAGATGGTCGATAAGCTCTTGGCATAATTAAACCTCATATTCGTTATAGACTGTGGTTCTTATTTTCATCCAGCCATTTTCAATAATTTCATCAATGTATTTAATTTTGTAACGTGATACTTTGTAACGTATTTCACAATTGTAATCTATGTCTTTATCATATCTTATAACAAACTCCACACTTACCTCTGAAACTGTTCCTGGAGCAGGGTCATTAGTTAAAGCACCAGATAATGTTCTCATACCTGCATAACAATGTTTAAAGAACTCAAATTGTTCAACAGGAGTTCCCCCAGCATTTACGGAGCGATTATATCTCCATATTTCTACTTTTTTCTTTAAATCATTAGCATTCATTAAAAGAATATTCCTTTATATGGGGTTAGGATAGCTTCAAAGACTTTATTATCTCTCATTCCATCCCATGAAAAATTACTACGTGCTGAATCAAATAAATCAGCTATTTTAATAAGTATGGCTTGTTTAATTGCTGCTGGAACTGAACCATCTTCAAATCCGGTATAATATTTGATTTTTATTGGGTCGCTGGATAAAGATGTAGTCCATTCTATTTGGAAAAAATCATTATGTTTAGAAGTTTGATAAACAGTTCCAATAGAAACATCACTTGAATTTAAAACTTCATATAAACTAAGAAAATTACCATCATTTATTCTAATCCAATCCCCTTGAAAATCATCTATTCTTAACTCTGTTAAAGTTTTTGCAATATCTTTTTCAATAAAGTTTTCGGCAATAGTAACAGCTGCAGGAATTAAACCTTCGATATAATTATCGTCTTCAGTATAAGTTGGGTCAATTCTAAGATGCCTCTTTACTTCTTCTAATTCAAGAACTTCTCCAATTTTTGTTTTAGATTCTTGAGTAATAGAAAAATTACCGGTTCTGAAAAGGTATGAAATCATTAGTTCTTAAATTATATTAAAAAAGGGATGGGATAAAACTCCCATCCCTTTATATATTCAAGGTTTTTACCTATTAAGCAAATGAACCATCTTTGATACAGAAGGCACGCTTATTTTGTACACCCGTATCCACCAAAGCAACTGCAGTAAGGTTGATAAGACCTTTCTTAGCATTGCTATAAGGGTCTACGATAATTTCTATTCCACCGTTTCCGAATGTTGCAACAGCTGCTCTTGCCCAGTCACCGAAGTAAACTTTATTAGCATTAGCACCTGGAGAACTGAATGCAGGATAACCGTTGATTTCGTTGTCTTTCCAGATAACATCACCTGCGGTTGTACCATATTCAAGAGTTTTCTTGAGGAATGCTTTTCCAAGAGGAGAAGTAACATAAGCTGCACTTCCAATTTCAAGACCACCAATAGAGGCTTCCATATTTACCATATCGTTGTAGGTAAGTGTAGTTCCCATTGTTGAAATCTGAGTAGCTGCATCGGTATCAATCTGGTCGAATAGGTCATAAACGATAGCTTTCCAAATTCCATCCTGAAGAGCCTGAAGGATAGTCTGATAAACCTGTGGGCTTGTCTGAGCAAGAGTTTCACGAGTTATAGACTGAGTGTGAGTAACTCTCCTT